TCAGAGGGAGATCGATGCCCCGGCCGCCCGGCCAGGTCCGACGAGCATGCTCAATTGCGCGACCTTGAGGGCAACGACCGTGCCGCCGCCGTCAGCCGCCCGGTCGGCCGCCGTGTAGGTGAAATGCGGGGTTGTGGTCGTGACGGTTCGGACGGCTCGCCCATCGAGCATGACCTCGACACGATAGGTTTCGCCGCCTTCCGCAAGCGGCGCATCGATGAAATCGACCCAGCCGAAGCCCAGCCGGCTGCGTCGCACCCATGTGGCCGAAACGTCACCCGATACGTGGCCAATCGCGAGATGGGCTGGCGACAGCGGGCGCAGCGCGCGACCTGCCGGAACGATGTCCGACACAGCGGCCCCCTGATCGCCGGGCCCGGCAGGTCGAAACCGCAGCGCCCGCCCGATACCGTCGGCCGAGGGATCGAAGGCCAGCATCGCGCCCTGGTCGAGCAGCACAAACTGCTCGCCGGCGGCATGATCGGGAATCGCGTCTTCGGTACCCAGCCTGCCGCGCAACAGCCCGGAAAGGCGGAAACGGCCTGGTGCCAATTGTTCGGCAGCACAAAACTGGATGATCTCCGACCCGACCAGCGCGAGATTGGCCCCCGCCAGCACCGAAGCCTCCGAACGCCCTTCCAGCCAGAGCGAGTCCGACAACAGCGCGACATCGACGCTGTTGTGGCGGTCCCAATAGTCCCCGCGGCCTGCTGCCAGCGCCGTCACAGCAGTGCCCATCGGCGTCGGCGCGGTAAGCGAGCCTGCCGGCACATAGCTTTCGCCGCCATCGGCGCTGACTTCGAGCGGCGCTCGCCGCCAGCCAGGTGATGTGCCGGCCGCCGCAACCCAGAGCCGCGGTGTCGAAACCGGGTCGCCAGGCAGGGCCGGAAGGTCGAGCACCGCCAGCGCCGTCTCACCCGCCGGTTGCGCCGCGAAGGCCGCGATCCGGCCGCCGTCGCTCGCCGCGTTCATTGCCACGTCGCCGGCTTCGCGTTCGAGCTCGAGATGCACGATAAATGATTCGAACCGGACCTGCTTGACCCGCCAGACACCAGGCTGGTCCTCGAACGCAAGAGTATCGCCGGGCCGCACCGAAACGTGCCGCCAAGGCAGCCGCACTCCAAGCTGCCACCGCGCCGCCTCGCTGCGGGCGAGCAGCTTTGCAGCGAGCGTCTTGGCGTCGCCCGGCGTCATGGCACAGGCAAAGGCCTGTTGATCGACAACCGCGGCAGAATCACGACGAACCCGCTGAACACCCGGCTGATATTCGCGGCTGGTATCATAGAAGGACACTTCGACAGCCCCGACCCGTCGCTCACCGCCCAGCAGCTTGCGCCGGTTCCGGCGCCGCTCGGTCGAGGGCAACCGGGCATGGCAATCTTCGGCAGTCAGCGCGGTCACGGCACATCCGGCACCCCGCACCACCGGCACTTCGCCCGGGACTACAGAGCCCCCGGCAAGCGCCAGCAGCGGCGCCAGCGCATCGGCCACGCTGCCCGCCTGACCGGAAAAATGGCCGGCAACTGCCGGAAAGGCGCCATCGATCGCGATCGCAGCGCGACCATCGACACGGGCCAGCGCCGCGATCGCCTGGCCGGCATCGTGCATCTCACCATCGTCGGCGAGAACCTCGAAGGTGAGATTGGGGATGCGATTGCCATAGTCGCCGAGCGGCATGTCCTCGAACACCGCATAGGCAATGCCGCGATAGGCCGGCGCGCCGCTGGCGCCTTCGAACGCAGCGATCAGAGGGTCCGGCGCCTGGGTTTCGTCACCTTTGTGCAACCGCATGACGATCGGTGACAAAAATGCGCCGTCGGCATCCCGGATCAATTGTCCGTCGGCCCAGATCCGGGCAACGTCGGCAATCGCCCGGCCGGTCAAGCCAACTGCGAACGATGACGAATAGCTGTAAGTCGAACCGCCCTTCCCGCTGCCAGTGCGTTCCTGGATGCCAATGCTCCACAACAAATTGCCAGCCACCCGCAGGCGCCCGGTGACGATGGCAATCGGCTCACCATAGGCGGCACTCTGGACGGCAAGGTTGGACTGCCTGCCGCCGCGCCCGCGCCCGCTGGCAAACAGGCTCGAATCAATGACCCCGCCCAGCGTCGTACCGATGATGCCGCCGACCGGACCGCCGATCAGCCGACCGGCGGTTCCCAGAACGATTGTAGCCATGTTCAAGAGACTCCCGGGAAACGCCAGATGCCAAGGATCGTCCACAGCGGATCAAGCGGCCCTTCGACCACCAGGCCCAGCCCGGCATGGGCCTGGATTACCCCCGCCGGCGACACGACCGCCAGATGCCGTTGCCGAGGGGTCGGCGCGATCAGCAGCAGGTCGCCCGGCAAGGCGCTGGCAACGCACTCGCATCCCAGCGCCTGCAGCGCCCTCTCGATCCGGTCGCCGTTGTCGCCCCCGAGCGCATACACCGGCAGCCGGTCGGGCACGGTGCCTGCAGCGCGGCCCGCAACAAGCGCCAGCCCGACGCAATCAAGCGCGAGGCCGGGAGTCCGGCCCTGCGGGCGAAAGCGCGTGCCGATCGTCGCCCGTGCCGCAGCAACCACGGCCTCGCGCGTGACCGGGCCCGCGCTGACGGTCATCACAAACCCCCGAAGCGGGTCAGCAGGTCATTGCCGGGCACATGCGGTTCGCCGCGGAAATTCGCAGCATTGTCGAACCGCTCGACGCATGTACTGAACCGCTTGTCACAGCCCTGCCGCAGCAGAACCAAGTCAGATGCTGCCACCGACAACGGCGCATCGAACACCAGCCAATCGCCATCACTGGCAACAATGCGCCGCTCCAACCCGGCGGCCGCGCCGGACAGCATGCGCATGTCACCATGCGCATAGAGCAACACCGTTTCGGCATAGATACCATCGACCTGCATGCGATCCTCGCTGGCCGCAGCAAGACGGCCACGCACCTGCCGTCCTCGCATCGGCAGCCGACACCGCCAGTCACCCAGCTCGGCGCGGCATTCCGGGGAATAGGTTTCGACGCGCGGCGCAGCCAACAGGGCGGTTGGTCCGCGCAGGGTGGCGGTGAACGCGCTGTCGGCACCAAAGCCTGCTTCAACTGTCCCGATCGTGCCACCAGCAAGCGGCTGCTGCCCCGCATCCGGGTTTCGCCAATCGACCAGGAACAATGCAACCGATGCGTTGTCGAAACGGCCGTCCAGCAGATCGCGGGCGTTGATCGATCCCGATGACAGCGCCCCGGTCACGTCCATGGTGTCGACGTCGAGCCCATCGGTGCTGATCACCGCCGACGGCGCCATGCCGGGCGCGCTTTCATAGCGCAGCCCGGCAACCAGCAACGGCCGGTCATGGGTCGTAAAACCCAGCGCGCAGCCATCGCGCCGGACGATCCGCCAGCACAGCGCCAGATAGGTCAGATCCGCCGAAAGCGCGTCGCCAAGCGGTGCCGCAGGAAGGCCGGCCATAGCTCAACCCTCCCGGATTTCGACAAGTGGGACGGACGGAAGCTCGCCCGCCCGCCAGCCCGCCAGCGACACGTCGATGCGATCCGCGGCAAAGCGCACCGGCACGTCGAACGCAAAGCCGGCGGTAACCTCCGCGCCGTTCGCCGGTGCCACATCGAAATCGACATGGCCCCCGTCGGCAAGCTGCCAGCCGGCGGCAAGCGTCACCCCGTTGACAGCGACCACGACGCTGCCGGCAACAGGCCGGGAGATGCGGCGGGTCTGTTGCTCGTCCCCGTCGCCATAATGCTTGACCAGAGAGAAGCGCGTCCGGCCGCCATCACCGCGCCCAAGCGACTGATCGGCCGCCGTGATCGCGGTTCCGGGCGGCGACGACGTCCGGTCGAGTGGATCCGAAAAGCGGAAGCCGCAGGCTTGCCCCCGTCGCGCCCGGAAGAAGGCGATCAGGGTCGACAAATCGGCTTCCGACCGCACCCCCACGCCGGCATCATAAGACAGCCGCGCGTCGCTCCATTCGCTGTTGCGCTGTTCATGGCCGGAGCCAGTGACAACCACCTGCGTCGAAAACTCGGGGCCGCCAGCGGCGCCATAGCCAAGCTCCAGCGGAAACAGCACGTCGTGAAAGCTGGTCACATCACCCTCCTCATCGGCCGGTAGGTCAAAGGCGGCAAAGCCGTCGCGGGCGATCTGCGGCCAGGCCCAGATGAAGGTGTCGGCAACGCCGCGCAGCCGCGCTGCCTCGGCTGCTTCGGCGATCAGCGGCCAGTCCACCGGCGTTGCGGCAAAGCCCGAAAAATAATGCTGGTCGGCAAGCGCATAGCCGAGCCGATCGATCGTCACCTGCCTGGCGCGCGCCTGCCCGCCGGCATCGCCGCGCGTAACGAAATCATAGTCTTCCAGCTGCAGCACATCGAAAGCCGGCCAGGCCCATTGCAGCGGCATGTTGGCGCGAATGGCCTCGGGCGCCGCCGCCTCCAGCACCTGCGGCGCGTAAAACAGCAGCAGCATCCGGGTGGCCGGCACGGCCGCCCGCACGGCATCGCGCAGGTCGAGCGTCGCCTGCCCCAGCAACGCCCCGCACCAGTCCAGCCATTGCCGCTCGGCCGCCGTCGCCACCTGCCGGATATCGCTGATCACCGGCGCCGCCTGTCCGGTTTCTGCGAGGTACAGCGCTGTCGTTGCCGGGTCATAAAGGCTCGGCCGCCAATCCGGCCCGATCCACCACCAGGGTTCGCCGATCTGAAATTGCGGCGCCAAGCCGGCATCGACCGCCTGTGCCACAAAGGCTACCGCCACCCGCTGCAACCAGAGCATCGCCTCGGCCGACGCCGGGGACAGCAGCGATGACGGCGGCACATAGCCGGTCGCCCCACGGCTGCCGTCGCTGCGCAACTGCGCCCAGCTTTCCGGGCAGTTCTGCTCCAGCAGCTCGAACGACAGCGACAGGATCGGCTCGAACGCCAGCGCCTTGGCGTGCGCCAGGAAATCCGCGTGCCAGGCCAGTGCAGGGGCGCAGACCGGCACATCGGGATCGGCGAGATATGCCCCGGCAGTCGCGTCCCAGCGCAACTGCGGGAAATGGCTCATGCCGACATAGTGGACCAGCGCCCCTCGATAGCCGAGCGCATACATCGCTTCGACCAACCGTTCCGGCGTCTGGTTATAGCTGTCGTCATAGCCGCCCGCGATGCGCAGCCCGTGCGGCGGGATGAAGCCATCGCCGGCCTTGAGCATCGATCCCGGCCCGTCGCAGCGCATTTCGGTCAAGCGCACCCGCGCATCGATACCGCTGGCCAGCGGCCCACCCGCGGCGTCGAACCCAGGCGGCACCAGCGAGACGAACATCCGGTCGATATCCGCCGCCCACACCGGGTCGGCTTCGGACGGCAACATGAAACCGCCATCCAGCCGGTCGAAATCGAGCGAGATCCTGGCATCCGTGCCGGTGCCTTCGGCGTAATTCCACAGCCGCACATACCAGCTGCGCGCGGCGCCATCGGCATCACGGCCCTCGATGGTCAGCACCGGGCCATTGACGGCATCGAGCGGCAGCACCCCGGCATCCGACTGCCAGCGAAAGCTGAGCTGGGTGCCGCGATAGTCGCGCGCCGTCTCCAGCGCCAGCAACGGATGGCTCCAGCGGTCAGCCGACTCCCAGATGAGCCCGGCAAGGTCGTTCTTGCTGAGGAACGCCAGGTCGATGGTCACGCCATCATCGCCGGCGGTCGTCACCGCGCCCATCATCGGGCGTGGAAAATCGATCGTCCAATAGCGCGGGTCAAAGCGCTTGACCCAGCGCGTCCGCCCGCTCAGCGGCTCGGCAAGCCAGTATTTCATCATGCGTCGGCCCTCGCCAGCGCCCGGACGACGGCGCGCGCCACCTGGGCCCCCGTCTGCTGCATCACCGACTGCGAGCTCTCGCGCCCGGCGGCGACATTGACGGTAACGTTGACCGGGCCGCGCCCCGCTGCCCCCGGCACTTCGATGCGGCCCTGCCCCGTCGGCACAAACAGTTCCGGCCCGCGCTCACCGACGAGATAGGGCTTGCCGCCCGACACCGGTCCACCGATGGCGCGGCCCGGCACGCCGCCGATGAGGCCGGCGATGCTGCCGATAAGGCCACCGCCACCGCCGCCGAACAGCGACCCCAGATCGGTGCGCAGTGCGCTTGTCGCTATATCTGACAGCGCCGTCAGCGCGACGCGGCGCAGGTCCTCGAACCCGAACTTACCGCTCACCGCCGCGCGCGCCAGCGCCCGCTCGATGCTGCTGCCGGCGCGCTCGGCCCCGGCCGCCAGCGGGCCATCCAGCTCACGGCGCATGTCGCTGACGCCTGCCATGAACCCGCTGGTGTCGGCACGCACGCGCACCACCAGCGTATCGAGATCGGTTTCGTCACCGGTCATCGGGACATCCTTCCATCAAGCGCGCCAGCACATCGGCGGTGACCGGCGCATCATCGGCCGCATCATCCAGGCCCAGCGCCGTGCGCAAATCGGCCGGTGTCGCGGCCCAGAAATCATCGGGCCGCCAACCCAGCGTCTCCGCCGCCACCCGCGCCGCCCGCCGCGCCGCCGCTTCGAACCTCATCGCCCGGCCAGCACCTGGCCCAGCAGCACGCGCAGCGCCGGCGTGACGCTGGCAAGCCCGCCGGCAACCAGGCTTTCCGAGAAATTCTCGCGCGTCAGCCCCGCCGGCGCGCCATCAAGGCAATGCCAGAACAGCGCCGCCAGCTCGGCAAGCTTGAGCTGACCCCCCGCTGCCCGTTCGACGAGCGCGAACAGCGGCCCCAGCTCGGCCTCGGCCGCCACCAGCGCGGCAAAGGTCGGCCGCAGCCGCAGCGTCTGCCCGCCGACGTCCAGCCCAGCCTCGCCGCGCGCTGCGTTGGCGGTCATCATGCCGCCACCACGGCGCCGGAGCTTTCCAGCGCCAACGTGTAGGTGCGCTCCCCATTGAAATCCCCGGCATAATCCAGCCGTGTGATCAGGAAACGCCCGGTGATCGTTTCGCCGCTTTCAAAGCTGACCTGATAGTCATCGACCGCCCCCGAAAGCGCGTTAGTCTTGATGCGCGTCTCGGCCACCGATCCGGTGAAGACGCCGGAGCCGCTCAGCGACACCGAGCGCACGCCGGCACCCGACAGCAGCTCGCGCCAGCCGCCCGAGCCCTGGTTGGTCACCACCACGGTTTCGGCGTTGACGCTCATCTGCGTGGTGCGCAGTCCGGCAACCGTGGTGAACGCCAGCGGCACGGCGCCATTGCCCACCTTCAACAGGAAGGCGCTGCCCTTTTCGATCGGCATGATGGTCCCTTTCGGTTAAATCGATCCGGTCAGCCGGCGAGGCTGCGGATCCGGAATTCGGCGATGCCCTGGCTCCAGCCTTCGGGGTCAGTGAGCACGAAGCTGCGCAGCAACCGCACCGAGACGATGGCATGGCCGTCGGCGCTGCCGCTCAGCCCGGCCAGCTCCGCCTCAACGGCGGCCAGCAGGCGCTTGGCCCCGGCGCTGCCTGGTCCTGCGTCCCAGGCGTTGATCGACACCCGGTGTTCGTGACCCGTCTCGGTCTTGGTGCTCCAATCGCTGACGATGTCGCCGCCAACCACCAGGTAAGGCGCGGCGGCATCGGGCGGCGGCCCGTCGTAAACACCGCCGATCCCCGGGATCGCCTGCAACACCGCCACCAGCAACTTCTGCACGGCAAGGCTTGCGCTCATGTCCGCTCTCCCCGCGCCAGAGTGGCCATCAAGCCGGCAAAGCGCGCATCCGACGCGCGCTTGCGGCTGCCGAACGCCCGCACCAGCAGGCCGCGCCCGCGCAGCCGGACATCGCCGTCATCACCCATCGCAACCGCGACATCGCTATCGGCAAAATGCGCCTCGGCACGCTGCGCCAGCGCCTCACGCGTGCGCTGCAGGGCAGCTTCCGCCGCCGCCTCCGCTGCGGCCTTCAACCGCGCTTCCAGACGGCCCGTCATGGCGCCTGCTCCTCGCAGACCAGCTGCTGCCGGTCGGGCTGACGCGGGTCGCTGTCAACCGCCAGCACACGCAGCACGCGGCCCTGCCAGATCAGCCGCGACATCAGGTCGAGCCGCGGCGGCGCCCTGAGGCCCACGCGCCAGCGCCGGCCCGAACGGCGCGCTTCGCCGCCAACAGCCGCCCCGCGCGTGTCGGGCGCCACCGCCGCGGCGGCCGCACCGCGCAGCTGCCAATGGCCGGCTTCGGCGCCATAGGCATCGCGCCCCGGCACCCACGCCTCGATCGCGACACGCTCGCTGAGCGTGCCGGCAAATTCATCCACCATGATCGCCCCTTCCCTAGCCGAGCCGCATGCGGCGCCACGGCCGCCACAGCGCCGCAACGGCGGCCGGTGGCGGCCCGGCATCGGCAGCGTCACGATGGGCAAACAGATGCGCCACCAGCCGGATCATGCCGTGCCGCAGCGGCTCCGGCAGGCCGTTCCAGTCCGGCGCCAGGCCCGCCCGGAAATGCACGACGATTGCAGAGGCCGGCGCAGAAGCCGAATCCCGGGCGCGCGCCGACACCCAGCCGGTGCCCGCGGCATCGATGTCGACCTCGCATTGCGCCGCGGGCAGCACGCCCAGCGCATCCCGCACCTCGGTGATGGCATTGACCGGCACCACCGGCAGCCGCTGCCAATTGCCATCGGCCGGCAACCGCGCCTCGCCATCGCGCGCGATCAGCCACTGGCCTGTGAACGCCTCGCACAGCGCCATCGCCGTGCGGATGAACCCGGCAATCACCGCATCCTCGTCGTCATGGCTCAACCGCAGAAAGGCCTTGCACTCGGCAAGGCTGACCGGCGCAATACCCGGTTCCGGGGCCATCATGGTCAGCTCTTCCACCATCATCGTTCCTCCACGCGAACCACAAGGGTTCGTTCGTCACTGCGTCCGTCGGAAAACCGCACAGTGTTGGAAACGCGGTACTGCCGGCCGATCTGCCCGCCCGACAGTGTCGCAACGGTCTCGCCCGGTTGGATGCAGCTGGTGGGGATGGCGATTCCCCCCGCCTCGGCCGGAACCACCGACCAATCCGATTCGGTTATTTCCTCGCCGTACAGATACCCAGCATTCCAGGCCACGGCATAATCGACCACGGCACCCGGATCCTTGACGAAAATCGTCACCGGCAATTCCTCCCTGATGATGGTGCGCGTACGGGGGGCGATCACACCGGCGCGGCGATCTCGATGCTCCAGGGCGCGATGCTGACAACCCCGCCAGGCGCCAGCGACTGGTTCGGGCAGGTGGTCACATAGAGCAGGCGCGAGGTGGCGGTATCGAGCAGCGCCACATGGTTGGCGGTGCCGGCTGCGAGCACCGCCAGCCCGCTTTTGGCTGCAACGGTGACCTTGCGGCCCGACACGTCGCCGGCAGCAAGGGTGAAGTCGGCAGTGGTCAGCGTCGCCTCGGCCAGCTTGGCGCCGTCTGCGGCGGCAAAGCTTGCCGGCTCGGCAGCAAGCGCAACCATGCGCGTGGCCTGGCGGATGACGTTGAGGCTTCCATCGAGCACATCGGTGCTGGCGGCCTTGGGCATGGCAGGTCTCCTTGTTGAAAGGGTTCAGGAAATGGTCAGCGTCCGGGGGTCAGCCGGAATGGTCAGCACGCCGCCGGCAAGGCTGGCGCTGTTGGGGAACAGCACGGATGCGATGCCCACCCACAGCAGCCCGGCGTCCTCCGGCTGCAGCAGCGTGCCGACATCGCCCTCGGTCATGCCGGCGTCGTTGCTGCGCACGGCCGACACGCCGGCCTGCGGTTGCAGAACGCCGAACCAGCTGAGGTCGCCGGCGCTCGCAGTGACGGTTTGCACGGCGCCGGCCGCTGCCAGCGTGAAGGCGATGCTGACCACCGGGGCCGTCACCGCCTGAGCGTGCACCGCGCTGGCGGCCGCAAGCGCGCCACTGGCGGCCACGTCCGGCATTCCGGCCGTCTGAGGCATCGTCGCTGCATACGGCGACAATGTCGGTCCACCCAGGCCCTCCAGCGCGCCGGCCGCGCCGTCGATCTGCCGGGCCGTGCCGGCAAAATCGCGGTCGCTGTTGGCGCGCCGCACCCGCCCGAGCAGCGGCGATCCGGCCTGCGGAACATAGTCGCCGCCACCGCTGTCGCTGCCGTTCTCCGACCGGTCTAGGGCATAGGCCGGGCTGGTGGCGCTGTCGTATTGCGCGCCGCGCAGCCCGACAAAGCCGGACCCGCCGGCACGCCGGAAATTGGCGATGGTGCCGCTGCGGCTCAGATCGACATGGGCCTCCATGCCGACACCGAAGTGCACCGACCAGGCACCGGTGCACGCCGGACGCCAGCCGCCTTTCAGGCTTTCGGGCGGCCCCGCCGCATTGCGCACCGCCACCACCGAAGGATCGCTGAAGTCATCGTGCTTGGAGGCATTGCGGTCAGTCGCATTGTTGGCGTGCCGGATCCGCACGGTGACATTGGTCTGGCTGTCGACATCGGCCAGCGTTGTCGGCACCGGGTCGCTGTAAAAGGCGTTGTAGCCGCTGCCAGCGACCGTGTTGCCTTCGATGATGATGGTGTCCATCACCACATGGGTCGACTCGCCATAGCCGAAGAGCGTGTCGCTGGTGGTCGAGGCGCCGTTGGTGCCGCTGATCCTCTCCAGGATGTTGTTGAGAATGAGGTGCCGGCGATGCCGTCCGCTCTGCGGTGCCACGCCGGAGATCGCCGACGGCGCCGCACTGAAGGCGAACGCTCCCCATCGCATGGCCCGCAGGTCGTTGAAGGCGACAACCAGGTCCTCCATCGCCGCCAGATTGGAGCTTGTCGCGGTGCCATAGCCCTCGGCGGTGTTCGACGCGGTGAACCCGTCCTCGGACTTGCCGATCCAGCGATTGCGCACAAAGCACACACCGGTCACGCGGCGGCTGTGCTCGCAGTTGCGCACCAGCCCGGTCCAGCGGTTGGCGTTGCTGATCGTCGTCCCCAGCCGCCAGACCCGGGAGCCGGTGAGATACCAATTCAGCGTGCCGGCCGGCGGCGCGCCGGTGTTCAGCGGCCAGGTCGTGCTGTTCTCGCTGCCCGCCGCGCCGCGGATCTCGCAATTGTCGATGAACATGTAAAGCACGTCAGAGCCGGTCAGCGCCGCGCTACTCGCTGTCTGCACGGTACAGTTCTGCACCCGCATCCGCGGGGTGCGGGTGGTCGCAGCCGCAGTGCCCGTCCTGATGATGCAATTGGCGCGCGGATCGGCATCGTCGGGGTCGCCGATAATGCGCAGCGGGATCTCCGGCACCGCAAAGGTCGACGAGATCGACGTGCCGTTGAACCCGGTGTGCGTGCCCGGCGCCAGAACAACAAAGGCGCCATCGCCCGACCGCGCCTGCGCCGCCTGCCCGTTCGCCGCCGGCAACGTGCGGTTGACCAGCGCGATGGCTGCAATCGCGGTCGATACCGTGCGCGGCCGGGATGCCGGCGCCACCGCCTTGGCACCCGCCAGCGTCGTCGCCACCATCGCCGCATTGGCGGTCAGCGTCCCGTTGACCGGGTCGACATAGGTCCACAACCGGCCATAGCGGGTGCCGGCCGGATCATAGCCAATGCACCAGGGGCTCTGCGCCGAATGCCCATAGGCCGCGGTGCGCAGGCCGGTCATCAGCCGCGTGCCGGTGGCATCGGTGCTGCGCATCGCCCCCAGCCAGGGGTAAACCTCGGCATCGATGCGCAGCAGCCCGGCGTTCAGCGCCGGCGCCGCCCCGGGATCGATCTCCACCGTATAGCAGCGCAGATTGTCACCCAGGCTGTCGTCGGTGGCGAGCGCCGTCGTCCACACGCTCCTGACCGTCGTGCCGTCGGTCGCCGTGAACCTGACCCCGGCAGCCGGCTCAAAGCCTTGCGGATTGACCGTGCCGACGATCAGCGAGGCGCGGAACACCCCGCTTGTTGTCTGATAGGGTGGCAACACCCAGCGAAACACCGGCTGCGGCGGTGCCACCGTCGAGTCATTGGCAACGGCGATGTCCGACGCCGCGGCCTCGCCGGCTCGCCAACCCGCCAGCACCGCCAGCGTCAGGCCGGTATCCCCGGCATAAACCTCTTCCGAAAGCGCCAGGCGCAGGCGGAGAACCCCGCCGCCAACATCGGTCTCGTCGAGCGTCTGCACTGTCGGGTTCAGCGGATCGACCGGCAGCCGCAGCGGCCGCGTCGCGACCAGCGATCGCGCCAGCATGCCGGCAACCGCCGTATCGCCCGATTTGACAAAACCCGGCGAGCTGACCGCCAGTGCCACGCGCGCGACACCATCGGGGTCCAGCGCATAGGCTTCGAAATTGCTTTTGGGCACGGTCAGCGTGCCGGACACATCGAGCCGGAGAACCCAGCCGTTCGATTCCACCGCAGCGGCGATGATGGGCATGAGGAGCCTGTCCTTCTGCGAACTGAGGGGCGAAGGCGGGAACAAGGCCGCGGGCAGCACCGGACGCACCGGCACTGCCCGCAACCCCGGGGTCAGACGCTGAAGCGCATCAGCTTGATGGCGCGGCTGTCGACGACGGTGCCGCCCACGCGCTTCGTCGCGTAGAAGTTGACGAACGGCTTGTTGGTGAACGGATCACGCAGCACCACCGTCTCGCGGCGCTGGGCGATCAGATAGCCGGCCTGGAAGTTGCCAAAGGCGATCGACAGGCTGTCGAGCGCCACATCGGGCATGGCCGCCACTTCGATCACCGGATAGCCGAGCAGCGTCGCCGGCTGGTCGGCGGCCAGCGCCGGCTGCCACAGGAAGGCGCCATCCAGGTCTTTCATCTTGCGCACACGGGCCAGCGTCGAAGAGTTCATCACCCACACCGCGCCCTGGCGATACGGCGCCGCAAGTGCATGCACGAGGTCGATCAGCCGGTCCTGCGGGTTCGACGCAGCAAAGGCGCCGGCCGCCCCGGAGGCGATGGTCTGCAGCGTGCCGAACGGCCGCGCCGCATCGTCGGCGGCGCTGTTCGGCAGGGCGAGGAAGCCGCGCGGCTTGTTGATGCCATCGCCGGTGACAAAGGCCACACCCTCGGCGCGAGCGAACTCGCGGCCGATTTCCTCGCCCAGCCAGCCCTCGACATCGAAAACGGCATCATCGAGCATCGCCTGGGTCGCGGCCGGATTGGCATAGAGCTCGCCCATCGGCGGGGCGATTTCGGCAAAGTCCGGCGTGTCGGTTTCAGGACGCGCCGCCGTCTCGCTGACCCAGCCCGAAATGACCCCGGTGGTGGTGATCAGCTTGCGATAGTTCGCCGAACCGATCTCCACCACCTGCGCCACCGATCGCAGCGGCGACTGGGCCCGCATCACGCGGTTGATCACCTCGTCGATGACGATCGGCACGGCCACACCGCCCTTGGGGCCGGCGGCAATGCTCGCCGCCTTGGTTTCGCCGATGATCAGCTCGCCCTTGCGCAGATAGCTGTCACCAAAAGTGCCGCGGTCGGCATCGGCGGACTTCACGCCCGCCAGCGCCGGACGCTCGATGGCATTCTTCATCACCAGATTGGTGAGACGGCCGACTTCGGCCCGCAGCGCACCCAGCTCGGCGCCAGTCTCCGGCGCGGGCGCCGCTTCGAACACGGATTCAAGCGCGTCCGCCTTGGTTTCATAGGTCATTCAACGTCTCCTGCTGCCACTTGCGAAACCCCGAGCACCCGCGCCAGCGGCTGCATGGGGAAGGTCACCACCGAAACTTCAATGAGATCGAGCTGCGTCAGGCGCCGCACCCCGCGCGCCCGGTCGGCACTTGCCGCCTTGACGCGATAGCCGAACGACAGGCCGTCGATGGCGCCGCTCTTCAACAGCGCCGCCGCCTGGGCGCCGCGTCCACTGGCAATGACGCGCGCCACCACGCGCAACCCCTTGCCATCCTCTGTCAGGCTTTCGACGAACCCGATGGGTTCACGCACATCATGCTGCCACAGCAGCGGCAGGCGCTTGCCCTGGTCCTGAAAGGCCCCCGGCAGCACCACATCGCCGCCGCTGTCGGGCACGCCGAAGACGCTGGCATAGCCAGCGATCCTGAGATCGTTCATGCAAATGTCCTTTGCTGCGCGAGGGGGTTCCTCAGCCACGCACCCGGGCGACGATCCCCAGCTTGAAAGCGAGGCCGATCAGCAACAGCGCCACCATGGAGCGCACCAGCCACGCCAGCGTCGCCGACAGCGCCGAGCGCTTGGCATCACGCCAGCCCTGGATCAGCTGCCGCAGCTCGACGATGTCGGCCCCGGCCTTGTCGTCACGCAGGCCCAGCCGGTGCAGCGCGCGATCGGCGCCGACCTCGCTGGCCTCCTCGACCAGCGCCCGCAGCGTCACCAGCGTCGCACCCTCGTTGCTCGCCTGCAGCACCAGGCCTTCCAGCATCGCCGTCATCGACCAGCCTCCAGCCCCAACAGCGCGCGCTTCTCGTCGCGCTCGAGGAAGTCCGCCGCCGCCACCTGCGACCACAGCCGCTCGCGATCTTCCGACAGCGCCGGCACCGCGTCCCGATCGACACTGATCTCCAGCCCTGGCCACCAGTTGCGCAGATGCGCCGACAGCGCCGCCAGGATGCGCGAGGTCAGCGGCAACAGCGTCAGCCGCCACAGCGCCACATTGGCTTCCTTGTAATTGCTGTACGTCGCATCCCCCGGCAGCCCGAGCAGCAGCGGCGGCACGCCAAAGGCCAGCGCAATCTCCCGCGCCGCCGCATCCCGCGCCCTGGCAAAGTCCATCTCCGCCGGCGACAGGCTCAGCGCCTGCCAGCTCAGCCCGCCTTCCAGCAGCATCGGCCGCCCGGCATTGGCGGCGCCGGCAAAGCCCGCCTCCATTTCCGTGCGCAGCCGCTCGAACTGCTCGGTCGACAGCGTCGATCCGTCACCCGATTGGTACACGAGTGCCCCCGAAGGCCGCGCCGCATTGTCAAGCAGTGCCCGATTCCATTTTGCCGCGGCGTTGTGCAGCGCCACCGACGGCGCCGCCGCCCCCAGGCACCCGGCTCCATAATGATCATCAAGCGGATGATAGCCACGAATGTGCAGCAACCCCGCCCGATCACCTATCGTTTCCGCCGGGTAGCGCGTCACCGACGAACCAGCACGGTACATATATCCTGTCGGCCAGCCCTGCGAGTCCGATTCCACCGTAATCCGCTCCGGCCGCAACGGAAACAGCGCCGCCGGCAGCCCATCCGGCCCCGTCGCCGCCTCGACATAGGCATTGCCGTGCAACAACAACTGCGCCGCCAGCGTCTCGATCAGCCCCGGACCCGAAGCCCCGAACCCCGCACTCGCCAGCAACCCCAACGCCGGATGCCCCGCCGGGTTGGACACCAGCGGCGCGCCCCCGGCGCTCTCCGTCACCAGGCGAATGGCACGCGCCGCCACCGGATTGCCCAGATACGCCTCGCGCACCTGTGCTTCATAGGATTTGGGTGCATCACCCGTCCCAAAAGGCGTTGCCCAGCTCGGAATGCGCATCGGTGCGGCAGCACTCTTGGTCCGCCAGAACGGCAGTTTCATGCGATTCTCCAACGATTAAAGCCTCCGGCGGCTGGGGCCTCAGGCCCCAGACCCCGATCGTTCGTTCCGGCCCAGGGCCGGCGCTCAGTCATGTCAGGCGACACCCAAAAGTCGGGGTCTGGGGCCCAGGGCCCCAGCCGCCGGAGGCATTTTGAAACCTACAACCCCCGCACCGCTGGCAGCGCCACACGGTCCCCCAGCATCAGCGCCGTCAGCGCCCAGACAAGCGCATCCGCCCGGTCCGGCGAGCCGCCTGGCCCCGCATAGACGCCATTGGCCATCAGCCCGCAAAGCTGATCCTCCAGCGCTGCGAACCCCGCGCTGTGGAACACCCGGCCTTCACCATAAAGGCTCGCCACCGGCTCGGCCCGCGCCACCTTCCCGCGCGAGGCGCGGACCGCCAGCAGTGGCAGCGTCGCATCGATGGCGCGCAACACTGCCGTCACCATGTCGCCGCCATTGTTGACCTCGGCGATCACACGGTCGGCGCGCCAGCGGTCGGCGGCAGTGACGACGGCGCGGGCCCAGCTCTCGGGCCGCGCGCCGGCCACACTGCAATCGGCCAGCACATGGCCTCGCCCGGCAGCATCCAGCCCCACAACCACAATCCCGCACACGCCGGCGGCACCGCCAGCCGGCGGATCGACCCCGACGACGACCCGCACGCACTGCTCTGGCGCCGGCGCCGGCATGCGCTGCCGCTCGATCAGGCTGCGCGTCCACAGCGCCCCGGCCAGATCCTCGATGATCTCGCCGTCCAGCTCCTGCCGGCCGGTGGCGGTTTCGCCATAGCGGCGTTGCAAAGCGCTGATGAACCCCTGCGGCAGATTGGCGGCATTGTCCGCCATCCGTCCGCGCGTCACCGCCACGTCGGGCTCGGCGATCAGGTTCTTCAGCCAGGCGTGCGGCAGCGGCGTCGTCGTCAGCAACAGCCGCGGATGCACCCCCAGCCGCGTTGCCAGCCGCAAGTTGGTCAGCGTCGCCTCGGCGTGTGGCCAATGGGCAAATTCGTCACCCCAGGCAAAATCGAACTGGCCGCCGCGCAGGCTGTCGGGCTCGCCGCCCGAAAATAGCCGCGCCTGCGAGCCATTGTGCCAGCTGAGCAGCCGCTGGCTGGCCGTGAACGCAACATCTCCGCCCGCCGGGATCCGTGCGAGCAGCCCCGATTCCCCCTCCACCATCACGGCGCGGGCATTGTCGAGGCTGGTGCCGACCAGCGCGAAACGGCGCGGCCGCTCCAGCGCCATGGCATGCACCCATTCCGCCCCGGCACGCGTCTTGCCAAACCCGCGGCCGGCCAGGATCACCCAGATCGACCAGTCGCCATCCGGCGGCAGCTGGTTCGGCCGCAGTTCCTCCCGGCAGGAGAGCGCGGCCGCCACCGCCGGCTCGCCGACACGGTTCAAAAGTGATCGGCGTCTGGCCTCCGTCGCCCTGGCCCAGGCGATCGGCACATCATCGGGTGGACCCTGGCGGTCTGTCATCCAATCCGCCTTTCACTGACACACAGTCACGCAAACCCGTTCAGGCTAAGCCTGTTGAAGCAGCCCGCCTCAGTCGGCCGGCGGCAAGGCCCTGATTTCGTTTCGCACCCGTGCGATCTTCAGGGCGTCGATCACAACCGTGGCGCGCGGCGCCGCAGCGGCCGGCCGGCGCTTCAGCATTTCCAGCGCCACCTTGGCGTCGATGCCGGCCGCGGCCCCATCGAGCAGATTGGCGAGGACGCGGTTCTCGACCTGCTCCCAGGCCACGCCGAGCGCCCGCTGCCACGCTTCGGCAAAGGCCGGACAACGATCCCGCGTGGCATAAGCCGCGGCAAGCGATTGGCCGATGGCGGCGGCGGCAACGGCCGGGTTGCCGGTCTCGACCAGCACGTCGAGGAACTGGCGGCGCTCGTCGGCACGCCAGGGCTTGGCTCGATACGACATGCAGGTCTCCTGTCCTGGCGCGCCATGGAAAAAGGCGCCCCGGGGGGTTTCCCGAAGCGCCCTTGTCCGTCGGCGGATTTCTGAAGCGTGCCGAATCTCTAACCAAAAGCGTCGCGCTTGTCAAGAACAAAAACGCCTATTTGGTTATATCCTCTTCTCCCCTCCCGCAAGCGGGGGGGGGCGGGGGTGGGAACCCCCTCAGCGATAAACCTCCTGCTCCCACCACGGATAAAAGTCCGGCATGTCCGTGCTCACCTTGTCCGGATAGACCGGCGGCCGCTTCTCCAGGAACGACACCACGCCTTCCTTGGCATCGCCCGCCCGCCCACGGGCATAAATTGCCCTTGAATCAAGGCGATGCGCGTCCCACGGGCTTTCCGCCCCGGCCATCCGCCACAGCATCTGCCGGGTCAGCGCCACCGACACCGGCGCCGTGTTTTCGGCAATTTCCAGCGCCAGTGCCCGCGCCGCCGGCAACAGGTCATCAGGCGCATGGACCGAGCGCACCAGTCCGCCCTTCAGCGCTTCCTCGGCCCCGAACACGCGCCCGGTCATGCACCATTCCAGCGCCTGCGGCAGCCCGACGAGCTTCGACAGGAACCAGCTCGATCCCGCCTCCGGCACAATGCCGCGCCGGGCGAAGACGAACCCGAATCGCGCCGATTCGGAGGCCATGCGCACGTCCATCGCCAGCTGCATCGTGACGCCGATGCCGACGGCGGGGCCGTTCACCGCAGCGATCACCGGCTTCAACGACTTGAAAATGCGCAGGGTTACCCGCCCGCCGCCGTCGCGCACCGCCTCATGGCTGTAGTCGATGCTACCATCGGCCTGCACCGGGCCACCGCGGCCACCGCCCAGCTTCTCATAGTCGAAGGTCGCCGCCCCCGCCGAAAGGTCGGCGCCGGCGCAGAACGCCCGGCCCCGCCCGGTGACAATGACGGCGCGCACCGAATCGTCGGCATCGGTGATGTCGAACGCCTCGATCAGCTCGTTCATCATCGTGCCGGTGAAGGCGTTCAGCTTGGCCTCGCGGTCGAGCGTGATGGTGGCAATCGGCCCTTCGATGTCGAGAGCGATTTCGGTGAAAGCCAT